ATGTGCAAGTAGATGAAGCATCTGATGAAGATGAAGACGATGAAGAAGTTGATGAAAACTTTGACATGGGTATGCAAGAAGTTGGCGGAGACCCAACTGACGACATGATGAATGATGTAGAAGCCGACGACGAAGAAGGCGAAGAAGATGACATGGATATGGATGACGAAGGTGGCGACGAGCCAGCTACTAAAGATGATGTCATGGATATTAAAGACGCCCTAGAAGACCTAAAAGCAGAATTTGAAGCTATGTTAGGTGGTGAAGCCGGTGACGACGAAATGGACATGGGCGGTGATGACGAAGAAGTAAAAGACGGAATGCAGTTTGAAGCATCCGACGAAGAAGATGAAGAAGACGAAGACATGGAAGAAGGAATGGTCCGTGAATACGTAGAAAAAGTTTCTCCAGCTAAAATGGGAGATAATGGTGCTAGCACAAAAAGCATTGTAGCCGGTAAAAACAATATGGGCGGCACAACCGCAAATATGGTTAAGGGAGGCGAAAGCACCAAAGGTGGTACACAAGGCGGCTTAGCTAATCCAAGCACAAAGGATATGAGCACAGGCAATGTTAATGTACCAGGTGGTAAAGCCGGTATCAAAAGTCTAAAGAGCGTAAGTGCTCCTAAGGGCGGTGACAACGGTCAAAACACTAAGAGCATCGTAGGCAAGTAAGATGAGTTTCTACTTACGTGAAAACTTGACATTCGACCAGGCTCGTATGGTCGTAGAGTCGGAAGGCACTGATGGTAAGAACCTTTATATGAAAGGTATCTGTATCCAAGGTGGCATCCGCAACGCAAATCAGCGTGTGTATCCTGTTAATGAAATCGGCAGGGCTGTCAAGACACTAAACGACCAGATAACTGGCGGATATTCGGTTTTAGGCGAAGTAGATCACCCAGACGACTTAAAGATTAACCTAGACCGTGTAAGCCATATGATCACAGAAATGTGGATGGATGGCCCAAACGGTTACGGTAAAATGAAAATCCTTCCTACACCAATGGGACAACTAGTAAAAACTATGTTAGAAAGTGGTGTAAAGTTAGGAGTTAGTTCACGTGGATCCGGAAACGTCAAAGAAGACGGATCCGGAGAAGTATCAGAATTCGAGATTATTACAGTTGATGTAGTAGCTCAACCTAGCGCACCAGGTGCATATCCAACGCCCATATATGAGCATTTGATGAATACCAAAGGGGGCTACAAGGCATTTTTAACAGCACAAGAAGTCCAAGGCGATAAAAAGGCACAGCAATACTTAAAAGAAAGCCTATTAAAAATAATAGGTGGACTCCAATAATAAGGGAGAATCACAATGTTGGATGCACTAAAGCAACTTTTCGAAAACAACGTGATTTCCGAGGAAATCAAAGCAGACATCGAACGTGCTTGGACATTAAAAGTCCAAGAGAATCGTGAACAAACAACTGCTCAATTACGTGAAGAATTTGCACAAAAATACGATCATGACAAACAAGTCATGGTTGAAGCTATTGATCAAATGATCACAGATCGTTTAAGTGCAGAAATCCAAGAGTTTACAGAAGACCGCGCACAGTTAGCTGAAGCAAAAGCTCGCTATGCGGTAGCTATTCGCGAACACAGCGACAAGCTAAATGAGTTTATCATGCGTAAACTAGCAACTGAGATTTCTGAACTACACGAAGATCAGAAAGTTATGGCAGCAAACTTTGCTAAACTAGAGCATTTCATAGTCGAAGCTTTGGCTAAGGAAATTGCAGACTTCTACGAAGACAAGAAGGATCTAGCCGAAACTAAAGTACGCTTGATTAAAGAAGCAAAAGAACAATTTGCCGTATTAAAAGGTAAGTTTGTAAAACAATCGGCAGAACTAGTTGAATCTGTCGTTAAGCAAGGTCTTACAAAAGAAATTAATCAACTTAAAGAAGATATTGATCAAGCTCGTGAAAACGATTTTGGTCGTAAAATCTTTGAAGCATTTACTAGCGAATATCAAAATAGCATGTTAAACGAAAAATCTGAAACTGCTAAATTGTTACGCCTAGTTCAGAAAACAGAACAGCAACTCGCAGAAGCTCGTGAAGCAATTGCAGAAAAGCAACAATTAGTTGAAAACAAAGAGCAAGAAATTGCTCGCGCTCAGGCTAATGCTCACCGCAAAGAAATTATGAACGAACTTCTAGGTCCTTTATCTAAAGACCAAAAAGAAATTATGGGCGAGTTACTAGAAAGTGTGCAAACTCTAAAACTACGCAGCAGCTACGACAAGTACCTGCCAGCCGTGTTGCAAGGTAACACACCGGAGAAGAAGAAGGCACTTGTTGAAGGCAAAGAAATCACAGGCAACAAAGAAACACATAGCATTGGTAGTGCTACAAGCCAGGGCGAAGTAATCGATATTCGTCGCCTTGCTGGATTAAAATAAGGAGAATCAAATGTCAGAACTACTAGAAAGCCGCTGGCAAGAAACTAAAGAGGCACTATTAGAAGGCCTTCAAGGTACTAAGAAGTCGGTAATGGCAGTTACTTTAGAGAATACTCGTAAGTATCTTTCAGAATCCGCATCTGCTGGTGCCACTTCTGCCGGTAACGTCGCAACACTTAACCGTGTTATTCTACCCGTCATCAGACGTGTAATGCCAACTGTTATTGCTAACGAGTTGGTTGGTGTCCAGCCTATGACTGGACCAGTCGGACAAATCCATACCCTACGTGTTCGCTATAGCGACACAGCAGGTTCTGGTGCATCAGGTGCTGTTGCTGGTGAAGAAGCACTAAGTCCATTCAAGATTGCCGAAGCATATTCAGGCGATACATCAACTGCTAAAGCAGCTAGTACAGCAGCTTTAGAAGGTATTGCTGGAAACAGAATGAGCATTCAAATCTTGAAGCAAACAGTTGAAGCTAAGACACGTAAGTTGTCTGCTCGCTGGACATTTGAAGCTGCTCAGGATGCACAAGCCCAACAAGGTATTGACATCGAAGCAGAAATCATGGCTGCTTTAGCTCAAGAAATTACTGCTGAAATTGATCAAGAGATCCTAGCATCTCTAACAACTTTAGCTGGTACACAGAACCAAGGTGTGTATAACCAAGCTACTGTTAGCGGTACTGCTACATTCGTTGGTGACGAACACGCTGCTTTAGCTGTTCAAATCAACCGTGTTGCTAACACAATCGCTCAGCGTACACGTCGTGGCGCTGGTAACTGGGCAGTTGTAAGCCCAACAGTATTAACAATTCTACAAAGTGCTACAACTTCTGCGTTCGCAAGAACAACAGAAGGTACATTTGAAGCTCCTACAAACACTAAGTTTGTTGGTACATTGAATGGCGCTATGAAGATCTATGTTAACACATATACAACTAGCGACACAGTACTAGTTGGTTACAAAGGTTCTAGCGAATCTGACGCAGCAGCATTCTATTGCCCATACATTCCATTGATGAGCAGTGGTGTTGTTCTAGATCCAAGCACATTCGAACCAGTAGTTAGCTTTATGACCAGATATGGTTATGTTGAGTTAACAAATACTGCTTCGTCTCTTGGTAATGCAGCAGATTACTTAGGTACTGTTACAGTATCTAACGCAGTATTCAGCTAATCAACACGCCGTAAGGTATAAGATTAAAGGGCACTTAGGTGCCCTTTTTCTTTATCTAAATATCTGATGATAAATACTAGGTCTAAATGAGAGCCGCATCGGGCGGACTTATGCTGTACCCACAGCGTAGACCTAAAACGTCAACATAAGGAGAAAACAAATGGGACGTCCATTAAAGAAAGACATCAACGGTGTCAACGTAATTAGATCATATACAACCACCCAAGCAGGCATCCTAGTACAAGGTTATTTTGGCGGAGCACTAGCTAGCGATTATCAACTTGTTAAGCAACGTGGTCGTAATACGTTTGTAGTATTAAAAACATCAGACGATGCATTTACTGATGCAGAGAGCCAATCTGGATTAGATTCAGCACAGCTACAAGTTGGAAAATTAGTCGAAGGCGAGCCGGCTGTTAACGGTGAAATTCGTATTCGTGGTTCTGTTACAGGACAAACACCTGGTGAAGTATCTATTGCTAAATTAACCAAGCGTGTTGCTACTGACTTCAGCGGTAATCGTTATACATGGTATCTAGATAACGATTCGTCTGCTGACGTACTAGTATTAACTGCAATCTAAAAATAAGGGGCGATGTGCCCCTTTATTAGGAATATAATATGTCAAGATATGTAAAAGTTTCTGATTCTGAATATAAATTATCTGTTGCATCTAATGGAACTATAACATTAGATACTGGTAATCAAGTAGGCACGGTTATAGT